CTTACTTTCGTTTGTTCTTCAAAGGTTAATTGGCTTGGATTTTTAAACTTAGCCATTAGCTTTGTAGCAAGCGTTTTTGAATTATCGTAGATGCTCATATTAACCCCTTACAAGCTTACCCATGCCGCCGAATAAATACGGCTTTAACATGGCATTGACTTTGGTTAATCGTGTTGTTAATGATGCGTTATCCATATAAGTTACTGACATAGGCCCTAACGCTTCAGATTTTGTAGCACGTTCAATATTAGACAGCGGGTCAAGTCCTGCATCAATATCGCAAGCGGTTTGCATTTCTGCGTTTTTAATGCCTTGTGGCACTGTATCAGAGTCAATTAATACCCCATCAATGTAAACGCTTGAACGGGGCCATTTAGAATCAGCACTCACCGCATCGCCTTTATAGTCTTTAGACTCGATATAATCACTTGCTTTAGTAAGTAATACGTCTAAATCACTTGATAGGGTGATACCTCTTGCAGTTGCGTAGTATGTCAATTCTGTTGTGGTTGAATATGCCATTATAAATCCACCTCTACATAGTCAAGCACAATACTAACCTTTGTGGCCGCTGTTGTACTTCGATTTATTATCCTTAAGACATTTGATGAGCGTTGATTTAGGATATATTTACTTAAAATTGACGTATCAGCAAGGATAGCCTTCCCTGGCTGATTAGCCGCGAAAGCAACCGCATTGCTAATCTCGTCACCATCATCGGTAATGGTTGGAGCTGAGAATAAACGCGTCTTACTAACCTTGTCTGACTGTCTATTATGGTTCTTGGGGAATACCTCAGTTCCGTTAGCAGCAACGGTTGAATCTGAATAACCGACAAAAGCCGTTTCAGTACCAAAAACCTCAGCTTGCGCGATATTGATAATAACATCGCAATCACCAGTTAGGATATGAAAATTGACAGTCGTATTGGCTGCAATTTCTAAATCAGTGCTGTAAGTCCAAGTATTGCCGTCAATTAGCACCTTAAAGTCATAAGGGATATTGGCGAATTGCTGTTTAGACAAGCCCATTACTTATCTCTACGTCTTGACGTTGTTTGCGTTTTCTTCGCTGTGGTTTCTTGTTTGACTGGTTCTTTCTTGCCATCGTCACCACCTGCTAGTTTATGAGTTTTTGAATCAAAGTCTGATTTGTTAATTACTACAACACCATTCTCTGTTTGAATCTCAACGGTTTCTACATTTATCATTTCATCACCTCATTAGATAATTAATAAAACCCACTCCGAAGAATGGGTTAGGGTTAATTACCCAAGTAAAGCCTTAACGAATTCAGGCTGCCAAACTTTAACACCCCATAAAGCTGAGATATCAATCATTTTCTTGTTATAACCACGATATTCTTTAACTGCAAATACTAGGCCACTAACAGGGTCTTGAACTGTCATCATATCAACCGCAGCATCGTCACCATCAGAAGCTCGCATTGCGAACTCAATTGCTGGTTTAGAGAATGCAATATTACGTGCAGAGCTGGCAATCATAGTGATAGCAGTTGCGCTTGCTGGGATAGCCTTCTTTAACCCACCGACAAGTGTGATAGTGCCACCAGAAACAGCACCAACACCAGTAGCTACAACGTACTTAGTAGAATCACCAGCGAAAGTGATAACATCACCTGCTAAGATTGTACCAGTACCAGCCGCAGCTAGAGTGATTGAAGTTGCCCCGATTGCATAACCTGCTGTATCAGTAGTTGCCGATGCCGCTGTACCTGCTGTATGGTCTTGAACCTGTGCAGATTCGCGAATAGGCATTCCAGCGATATCAAGCAAAACACCTTGGCGCAAGATTGAGTCAGTACCCGCTGCATTAACTGCTGATTGCTTACCTAAGAAGTTAGCACCTGCCGCTGTATTGATAACTAATTGGTTATCAAACTGGCTTGCACCTTCATCTTTAAGTAACTTCAACACGTTTGATGCATCAGTATAGTCATTAGCAGTTCCAAAAGGAGTAGTTGCCGCAGTACCATACGCACCAGAACAGTTAGCAGTAGCCGCCACAGCAATATCATATTCAATCTGATTTGCTAGTGAACGCATTGCTTGCTCGATTTGCTTACCAAGTACAGTTTCATACCCTGCACCGTTGTTAAGATGACGAACATCTTCATTAGTGTAAGGAATTGGAACTGACTTAAACTTGCTTAAAGTCATTGTCTTGTTAGCAATAGTTTGATCTGTTCCCTCAGGAATAGTCATCGCTGGAGTAACATCAGCAGCAGTAACACTAGGAGCGAAAGCAGCTCGAACTGTATCGCCTTTAGCTGCAGTAGCCGCTTCCATGTTCATAGTAGACGCAGGAATAAAACCAGTTTGCTCACGTCCTACGTTTTGTGCGCCAGTATATAAATCTGCCGCTAGGTCTGTTAAAACATTAGCCATTTTAATATCTCCTTGATAAATAGCTTAAATTAAATTACCTTTCCGCCACTTTTAACGAACTTCCCTCGTTGGGTTTGGTTCATGGCATCAAAGTCTTTTCTAGCAATAGTTTTACTTCCAGCACTGCCGTTAGTGTTACCATTTACCTCGCCGCCGCCGTTAGTTGGTAAGTCAGCTTTAATCATAGGTCTAAATAATGGGTCTTGTTTCAACTCATTAATAAACCCATCTCTATCTAAGCTGGAGGCACTGCCATCAGCGTTTAAATAAATTTCCTTGCCTGTATCAGTATCAATCGAGATACGCTCTGATACAAGCTTTTTAAAAGCACCGCTAAGACTATCCAAAGCCATGCCTGATAATTCTGTAGCAATCGCCGACTTTTCACGGTTAGCCATTGCATCTAAACGGTTTTTATATTGAGTTTCCGTTTCGCCTGCGCGTTTTTGTGCGTCTTCTAGCTGTTCTTTGTAACGTTTCTCAATCTCTTCTACGTTACCCTCTTTCACAGCTTTCTCATACGCTTCTTGTCGTGCTTGTGTAAGCTTTTCTTCTTGCGCCTTTTCAAACTCAGTTAAGCGTGATTCGGTTTCTTTGTACTTACCATCTAACTCGTTTAACGAACCTTTAAGCTTAACAAAACCGCCGTGCTGATAACCATCATCGGTCTTAACATAATCGGCCTTAACCGCTTCTGGTAATGTGTCGTATAATTCTTGTGTTAATGCTGACATTGTACTACTCCGTCATATCGTTATTAATTGGTTGAGCCACTGACTCTTCCATGATTTCATCTATAAGCGTTTGTGCATCGCCTTGCAACCAGCCACCACCGATAAGCATTTTTATTGCTTGCTCTTTAGTGATTAGGCCGCTTAATACCAGACTTTGCACCTCACGCACTTCTTCAACACTTAATTTAACCGCGTCAAATTCTTTATTTAGTTCGATTGAAATATCGCCTGTCACATTCTCGAACATGGCGCAATATTCGACCGCTCTTGTAAATGCAATCTCTACACCGTTAACAGTGTCAACTAATGCGGCGTTTTGTTCTGCCGATTCCATGTTGGCTTGGGTGGCTGTTTTATTTCCTGCGCTATCTTCACTGAAAACACCGCCAACCGCTTGAATGGCTTTTTTATTCGCTTCAAAGTAACGCTCGAACCCTGCTAACTCTGTATTCGCGCCCACAATATCAACACTAACCTCACCAGGAAGGTTATTAACTGCGCCTGAACCAGTTACAATGTAATCTCGCCCGTTTATTTCTTTGAATGTTTCCCAGTCTGAATCAGTCCAACCGCTTGTATAAGTCGTAGGCGGTAAGTTACGCATGGACTCTTTATATTCAGCAGAAACTCTATAACGTGCATAAGTTAAATCAGTAACGCCTTTTAAGAATCCTAGTTCTAGTGGCATTTCACCTGCTGGAATCTCTCCATCTGTTGCAATATGAACAGGAATAAATCTAACAGGTTTCTTATTTACGGTTACATAGTTTCGATCGCCGTACTCAATACCGCTATCTGACGTTTCTACAATCTTTTGCTGATAATAAGCGCCTTCTTCATCAAGTGCCAAAATAAGGTAGCTTACAACGTCTGTATGTTCTAGTGATTGTTGGTTAAATACTGTGCCAACCTCACGAACCATGATAAATGTTAACTGCATAACGCCATTAATACGGTCAAACGACCAATTAACTACATTATCACGAGTATATTGCTTAATTGTTGCTCTTGGGTTAATCGTGTCTAAATCATCTAGGCTTAATTCTTGCGTATCAACGTCTGATAAACCTTGATAGTCAGATACTAATAAATGCCATTTTACTTGTAGAATATTGTCGCTTGCTTGACGTAACGCACCCTCAAAACTCAACCCATCGCCATCAATATCATCAATTAAGTAGCTTAGCTGTGGCGGCAGTTCAATGGTTGATTTATCAAACGCCATTTTACCAAGCATAGTACGCATTGTTTTGGCTGGAATATCGTCAAATTCTGCACCTGCGATAAAGGTATTATATCGTGCCTTACCGCTTGCAGAATGTTGGTCTATTTGTGATGGGTGTGGTAGATATGTGTATGCCTCATCTTTAACAGCAATAGAGCCGCTAACAGCATCACGAACCGCTTTAACGTGCGGAATCATCTTGCTAAAATTGTCGTGAAACTCAATAGACATAACTACACCTTAAAAATTAATGGGTTCATTATAACACTTTTATAAAAAGTCAAAT